GATCGAGATGTGAATGCCGCAATAAATATACGTAGGGAAGGTTGTTCCCGAATTCCTGGTAGGTTACTACCAGTGAATCATGCCCTTATAACTCCTGCGATTCAGAATATGAATTCCACGAGTTCTATTGATGCTTATGTTGATATCGATGATATTGATATCGATACCTGTGTCATTACGGAGGGAAATTCATGTGAAGAAGTAGGTAATTCAGATATTACCAACATTTAACGTGGATAGCGCCAATATATTAAAGGATATGTTGTAATGCATTATAATTGGGAAATAATCAGCGATAAGTTATTTGGTATTCTTAAGGGATCTGGATATTCACTGACCATGTTTGACAAAACTGGTAAAAAAATAATGGATCCACATGAAGCAACTAGATTTTTTGCAACAACAAAAAGCAATGATCCAAATCTTGAAACATTCAGCATATTGGTTAGCCTTCATGATGAAAATACGGATAGTCATTTAGATATTAAAACCCCAAATATTAAAGATGATATGGATTTTGAAAAGGTTCATGCTCTTAATAAAAGTTTGAAAAAAAATATTGGTGAAAAAGAAGGACTAAAAATTAATTGGTATAAATTTGATCATGCAATCCGTGCAAAGGATGACGCAATTAATAATATTACCGAAACCAAAGATATTGGTAAACCATATGGTACTACTAAAAGCAGTTTTCAAAAGGTTGGTAATTCTAAATTAATTATCAGACATACAGATACTATTGATGAATCAAAAAAAGGTGGACGTTGGAGAAAAATAAAAGCAATCTTTATTGAAAATAAAATTGGTGAACGTTTCAATTATCCATATCCACATATTGCTGGTGCTAGAGCGATGGCACGACATATTAGTAATGAAGGTAGAATGTATGATAATATAGGTATGGGAATTACCAGTATGAGTGAATCATACTATGATATTAAAAAAGCATGTAAAATATTACGTGAGAAAAATCTTTCTGAAGATATTGAAAATGCAAAACTTGCTATTAAATATATTAATTCATATGTTAAGAAATTGGCTGGACCACGTGGATACGTAAATCTGTCAAATAATATTGATTTTGATTATGATGAAAACTCGGTTAATTCACTAGTAGACAAATTTATTCAAAATAATGAATATGATGATGAAATACGAAAGTCATTGGAAACAACAGCAAAGTATATAATATTTGTTATTAAACAACCAAGTAATGAAAACTCGTTAATTCAAAAAATAAATAATATCATTCCAGGTGTTACTGATCCAGAAAAACAAAAAAGACTAACATGTATAGTGGATTCACTATCAAGAAAATTACCTATTGATATCACTGATATAAATTTCGTAAAAGCATGTATTTTAGATATATCAAGTAATGCAAGTATTGAAAGAATGAAAAAACTTGGCGGAATAATATAAATTTTGATAATTTCAAAGATAAATACTTTGTCTAAAATTTTATTCAAATAAAAATAGACAACGACAAGATGATTTATAATACTGTTGTAGTAAAGTTTAAGTAAATTTTTACTACATCTTAAACACACAAAACTTAGGCACATCAGGAGGCACATTTAAAATGGCATTAAATCTCAAAGAAATTCAGGCAAAACTTCTTGCACAACAAGCTCAAAAAGAGCAGCGTGGCAAAGGCACATATACTACGGATAATAGCGGTTATCCATTTTGGAATAATCCAGTAGGCAGTACCGCGGCAATACGCTTTCTACCAGATGGTGATACAACAAACGATTATTTCTGGGTAGATCGATTAATTATTAAAATTCCATTCAATAGCGTAAAAGGAAATTTAGATTCAAAGCCTGTAACTGTACAGGTTCCATGTCTAGATATGTGGAAGCCAGGTAGCTGTCCAATTTCAGCAGAAATTCGTCCATGGTGGAAAGATTCACAATTGGAAGATCTTGCACGCAAATATTGGAGAAAGAAGACACATCTATTCCAAGGCTTTGTTACAACGAATCCAAATCTTGAGGACGTCGTTCCAGAAAATCCAATACGTCGATTTGTTATTAATCCAAGTATATTTGATATTATCAAGGCGATTTTACTGCGCCCAGATATTGAAAATATTCCAACTGATTTTGATAACGGTCGTGAGTTTTATCTAACTAGAACTGAAAAGGCTGGTTATGCAAATTATACGAGTTCATATTGGGGAATGAAAGAACGCCCTCTTAATGAAACTGAAAGAAGCGCAATCGATACATTTGGATTGCATAATCTTAGCCAGTTTCTACCAAAGAAGCCAGATGATGATGCTGTAAAAGCAATTATGGAACTATTTCATGCGTCGGTTAATGAAGAGCCATATGATCTTGAACGTTGGGGACAATATTTTAAACCAAATGGTATGCGTAACGATAACAATAATGTGGCAGAAACTACTGATGTTTCATCAACTCCAAAGAATACTATACCAGTTACCAAGCCCGTAAGTGCATCAACCATTATGAGTAAAATTGCTGCAAAGACTACACAAGTAGTTGATGAAGATGATGATACACCTTGGGAAAAGCCTAACGTAGTTGTTGAAGCAAAAGCTCCGGAAGTTAAGGTAAAACAAACTCCAGAACAAATATTGGCTGCAATACGTAAGCGTCAGCAAGGCTAAATTAAAATATTTTGAAAATATGATAATGATGCTGTTTTAACAGACGGCATCATTATGACTAAAATATCATATTAAGGAGAAAACAATTGAAGCCGTTTGACATATCCAAATTCCGTTCAAGTATTACAAAAAGTATACCAGGTTTAAGCGTTGGATTCCATGATCCCAAAACATGGATAAGTACAGGAAATTATGCATTAAATTATGCTATCAGTGGTGATTTTAAAAATGGCATACCTCTTGGTAAAGTGACTATGCTCGCTGGAGAAAGTGGATGTTTACCAGCCACTGCCAAAGTGAAAGTTAGATATAATTATTCTGAATCAGAAATTACGATTTCTGAACTTAAAGAATTATATAATTCAAATGATTATAACATTGATATTTTGACGCCTGATGGATACCAGCCCATTGGACAATGGTTCAATAAAGGTAGTCTAAAAATGGTAGAAATAACATCCGAGTCATTTATGACAAGATGTGCCATAAACCATTTGATTCAATTGGAGAATGGTGACTGGAAATTTGCCGGGGATTTAGAGATTGGTAACAGTGTTTTAACATTAAATGGAATAGAAAAAATCAAATTCATTAAATCAATTCCCGATGAGGAATGTTATGATTTTGAAATCAAGCATGTTAATCATCGATATTGGGGAGATGGATTCTCAAGTCATAATTCAGGTAAATCATTTATTGCATCTGGCAATGCTGTTAGAGAAGCACAATCAAAAAATATTTTCTGCGTGTTGTTAGATACTGAAGCTGCCCTTGATGAAAAATGGTTGCATAATTTGGGTGTGGATACGAGTGAAGATAAGTTATTAAAAATTAATATTGCAATGATTGACGACGTTGCCAAACTTATCAGTGATTTTATGAAAGATTATAAATCAAAATACGATTCAACATCATATGATGAACGTCCAAAAGTTTTATTTGTTATCGATAGTCTTGGTATGCTTATGACGCCTACTGATGTTCAACAATTTTCATCTGGTGATCTAAAGGGTGATTTTGGAAGAAAATCCAAAGCACTTTTAAGTCTTGTACGTAATTGTGTGAATATGTTTGGTGAGTATGAAATTGGATTGTTAGTTACAAACCATTCTTATGCAAGTCAAAACATTTTTTCGCCGGATCCAGTTATAAGCGGTGGATCGGGACCAATCTTCGCAGCGAGTATTGTTATTGGTATGCAAAAGCTCAAGCTTAAAGAAGATGATGATGGTAATAAAACAACAGATGTAAAGGGTATTAGGTCAATATGCAAAGTTATGAAGACTAGATATAATAAACCATTTGAATCAGTTGAAATTAAAATACCTTGGGAAACAGGTATGGATAAATTTAGTGGATTATTCGATCTTTTTCAGCGCAAAGGGCTATTTGTACAGGATGGTAAAAAATGGAAATATACAGATAAATCAGGCGTCGAACATAAGTATTTTGAAAAACGCATACCTGATTCATTACTTGAATTAATGATGGATGAATGGGTCGAACCAGAGCATAATACTGCACAAAATTCAGAAATAATTGATGATGACGTATCTGAGTATACTGATGAATGATATTTCAAATGATATAGATAATTATAAGGGTATCAACCCTTAATGTGGAGATAGCACCAAAAAATATTAATATGTAAGGCGCTATCCACATTAAATGTTGATGATTTAGTTAAATAATATTTGATTACAATACATACTTTGAGTATACTATCCCTATGTATAGATCTGAAAAATATCTCCTCATTCCAACTAAGGAACAACAAATCCAGTTGAATAATCAACTGGGTGCACAAAGATTCGTATATAATCAACTCGTGGATCAAAATGAATCATTTAATGGACCACATCCAGATAGAACACGTAA